GTCTTTGTTTTGATCGCGCCGTAACCATCAACAACCAAACCCGCGATATCGAATATCTGTTGCATGTAGTTACGATAAGCTTCGTATGTACTAAGGTCTTCCGCGAACTTTATTTCTGGCATAACAAAATTCTTCATATTGTCATGCAAACCAAGTAACAATCCACCCATCGTGGCAATATTGAAGTGGACTATACGGAATTTGGCGTTGACTTCATCATACTTACCCATCAGATTATTTAATCCATCAAACATCTCAGTAAGTGCTGGTAAAAATTCTCCTGCAACGGCTATCTTGAATCCGCCTAATGTTTCTTTGAAATTTCCTAACGATGTTTCATAAGCGTCAAATTTTGTTTGTTCGCTCCCATCAATAGCAACCGCATCGCTAACATCGCTCATCGCCGTCTCAACGCCGCTCGCACCCTCTGCGAAAAGCGCCGCCATGTCTAAACCAGATTGCCCGAATATATCTACAAGATACTTCGCCTGTCCTATCGGACCATCGCTTGCACCAATAGCAACGTACTCGTCAGCTATTTTTCCTAATTCTTCAACGGTAATTTCTCTCCCCTTTTTTGTCGCTGTTTCAACTCCTGTCATCAATTCTTGATAACTTACGCCAAAGCCGCTTGCCGCTGTTATGAGTCGTGATGATTCTTCTATCGTGATACCCGTTGTCCTGCTTAAGTCCTCGACCTGAGTATGAAACTCCATTGTGTAATCAATGGATTCACGTATAAAATCAGTAAACGGGTTATTGATTAACCCGTTGATGCCTTTTGCGAGGTCGTCAAAATAAGACGAAATGTTACCGAGTACACCACCTGTCTTATCAATTGCCTCAATTAATATTTGTACCGTATTAGCCATCAGGGTTCATCCTCAATTTCCTCAGCGTGTAGTACCTGTGAAGCCACAGCATCTTTGACCCTGCTACGATCTCCCACGGCGGCACGCCCCAACTCTCCGCCGCGTCAAGTACGCCAACCCACGCGGGAGCAGATGCGGTCTTGCTCACAATCGCAAACCTTAACTGCTCCCGTTCGTAGGGTTTACGAACGCGTCATTGACCGCCTTCATGAACTCGGTCACCACCTCAAGCCATTCCGCTTTCGGTACGCTCTTGAACACCGCCCGCGCGTCCTCCACCGATAACTCGTTGCCTTCTTCATCGGTCACGAACAGCAACAGTTTTTCGTAAACTTCCTTCTGCGATAGCTTGTCGAAGTTGAACCAATCGTCAATGGAGAAATTACGGTCAAACTTCTCCTGCGTGACTACCAGTTTCACTTTATCCATATCACGCCCACGCCGGTGCGGTTCCGCCCATTACGCTGAAGTGCACTGTTCCGATGCTCAGCGCCCCATCAGGCGTGCCCTTCACTGCGAAGTTGTCCAGGCAGAACTCGCCCGATAGCGTCTCTCCAGCGGTTTCCGGTTTCACGCTCACGGTCTTGCTGGTTGCGCTGTTGAGGATGCCCTTCAGCACCGTGTAAGCGCCAGAGGTGGTGTGTGTGTCGTAAAGGAACTCAAAGGTGATGCCTGTCACCGGTAAGCCAGGGATGAAGTTCTTACTGCCGTCCCCGAATCCGGTTACGTCGATCACGCCCGCGTCCTGCTGGATCTCGAAACTCACGCAATCTGTTGATAAATCCTGCGGGCTACCTGCTGAATCATCAATGGTGATGACTGCGCCTTTTGCTGAAAATTTAGCCATTTGTGTCTCCTTTAGTATTGTGCGTAGTGAACGGTGAAGCCGAAGGAATCCCCCGCGCTCCCCGTCCGTGTCGCAACTACTTTCAAATATTTGTCGATCGTTCCGGATGCAACCGCTTGTCTCTCGGATAGCACCGCGCTCCCGTCAGCCGTGAAGGTGATGAGGTCGTTATACGACCCGTCGGAAGTCGCGCAGTCCTGTATTTTTACCACGTAGGTATCCGCAGCGCACGAGCTCCAGATGTGCAGCGTGGCTGAACATCGTGCCGTTACCTGCGCCGCGTTGAACTGGTAAGCCGTTGTGGTGGTGGTGTTGGTAATAGTCCCGTGTGTCAGCACCTTGCCAAACTCTACGCCCTCGTTATCCCCGTAGCTCTCGAATTGTATCGAGCCCACAGATAGCGCCGAATCCGGCGTTCCCTTTGGCGTGTAGTTTGCCTGCGTGTAGGGCATGGAGATGCTCGGATTACCAGCCGTGTATCCTTCAGGCAGTATCGTTACATGGTGACTGCCGAAGTCATGCAAAGCCGTGTGCACCGTAGAAGCCGTCGATGACCACAGCATGTCCGCCTGTATCTTTGCAGTTGGCAGTCCTGGTATGAAGTTCTTGCTCGCGTCAGAGAAGCCCGTCACATCAATCACCCCCGTGTCGGTGTTCGCCTCAAATGCGGTAGCGTAGGTGGATAGGTTGTATCCGTTGATTAGTATGATCGCGTTTTTCGCGCTTACTTTGCTCATGTATTATTCATCCTTTCCCGGAGCGTTATTTCAAACATGCACCCGAAGAAAGCCTTGCCATCCGGCGCTTCAAGCACCCCCAGGTCACTTACGTTCACGCGCATCACATCCACATCGGTCAAATCCATCTCAGCCACAGCCTCGATGATCATGTCAACTTTCGTTGCCATCGCGCCGATAACATCCTTCAAGCCCCTTGTCGCTCCCGCCTGTTCGTGCAAATACACGTAGCGGTAAGTCCTGTTGAACGTCCACAGCCTGGTCGTTGGTGCGCCAAAGGTGGTTGACCCCGTTTCCGGTTCGCCGTTTCCGCCCAGCACGAACCCATCCGGAGATGGGAACAGGATTGGGCAGTCGCGGGAGTTTACCGTTTCCGGTATCTCATCCACGTCCTTGATAGTCACGCCTGATACCGTGAGCGCCGCGATGCCTGCCGCGATTGTCGCCGTTGATAGGCTCATGCCAGCCTCGCGTAGTTCATCAGGATGGTGCGCACGCTCGCCGGCACATCACGCGGAGTGATCATCACCCCGCCAGCAGTCAGTGTTGATTCAGCCGCCATGTTCTCGCCGAACCTGCGGTGATAGAACGCCGTGGCGATCTGCAAACAAGCCTCGACAATATCAGCCGGTGGTGAGTATGAGTACCCCCACGAGCCCAATATTTCGATCACCTGTTCGTTGTCGCCGTCTGATTCTGCTTCCCACGAGTACGCGCTTGAGTCTTTGATCTTCACGGCGTATTTCGGGTTGGCGTTGGCGGGCAGCAGGATGTATTCCGTGCTTGCCAGGGTGGTGTCGTCGCCGTTCGTCAGCGTGGTAATGGCCAGCAGGTCATCATCTTCGATGTAAAGCGTGTTGCCATCCGGCACGTCGTACTTGCGAGTTTCAATGCGGGCGAAAAAGGTGCGCCGTGTTTCCGTGTCGATGAACCTGCTGGCCCCTTCCAGGATGTCACCGATAACCGCGTCGTCCGTCGTATCGGTGCTCTCGATGCGGGCGTAGTTCTTGAAATCCGTTATGCTTGCGTATGCTGTCATATCATGTCCTCACAGGTCTGCGTGAACAGCGGGTGGTTCTGCCACAGGATGAAATCCATCACCCCTGTTGGATGCGCTCCCAGATGCCCAACAATACAGGAGCGGTCAACGTAGGGCGTGTATCCTTCCTGCCTCACCCGCTTGAAGAAGCGCCTGTCTTCTCCACCTGCCTCGTAAAGCGTGTCCTGCTCCCACCAATCGCCGTATTTCGCCGTGTCCTCAAGCACTTTCCTGTGTATCAGGCAGCAGCTCGTGGAGGTGAAACTGACGGGCGTAAGCGCGTCTTCTGGTCTTGGATGGATCACTTGCGGTCCAGGCAGGATGTTGTCTTTCCTCTCCATGAACCAATCCCGTGTCTCATCTGCCATTTGCGCGTGTCGCTCGTTATGAATCTTCCAGATGTGAGGGAGCGCCGGGTTCTGTTTGGTGAATATCAGCGCGCCGATGGTTGGTTCATTCCAGGAGAGCAAGCGCTCAAGTGTCAGCGGGTGATACACAACGTCATCGTGCACGCTCCAAAGCCACTCAGCACCACTTTCCAGGAACCCACGAGTCAGGTCGTTCCACGTTCGCATCGTGTCACCCGGCGGTGTCAGCTTGAAGTTCAGGCTGTATCCTTCTGGTACTTTCGTGTGCATGTATCCTGATACTTGCAGCCAGCTCTCTGGTCTATTCGACCCGCACGGTATCCAAAGCAGGATTTCAGCCACTCGATTCCTCTCCAGTTCCCCTGAATATCGCGGATTGGTGCCACACCATGAAATCGGGCACGCCGCTTGCCAGGTCACCGTTCAGGTGCCCGGCCACGCAGGAACGGTCAACGTAAGAAGGGAAGCCTGCTTCTCTCGCGTGCTCAAAGAAGTTGCGGTCTTCTCCCCCGCCAGCCACCTCGTCATCGAGTCTGAACCACTTTTCTTCCATCGGTTCGCGCAATGCCTCAAGCACGCTCCTATGTATCAACGTGCAAGAGGTAGAGGTGAAGCCGATTTCCGTTAACGAGTCTTCGGGCGGTTTCTCCATTACGAACGGCCCAAACTTTATCTGGTCGTAATTGCGCAGGTAAAACTGGTACGTTTCCTCGATCTTTTGGATGTACGCGGTTTTGTCATCGTTCAACGCCCAGATATGAGGCAGTTGTGGGTTTTGCCTGTGAAACACAAGCGCGCTGATCAACGGCTTATTCCATGACATCAGCCGGACAAGTGTTTCGGGAGCGTACACAACGTCGTCATGCACACTCCATAGATAAGTTGAGTCGCTGTCCAAGAACTCCTTGATGACCCCGTTCCAGATAACCCCTATGTTTCCCGGTGTACTTCTACGAAAATACAAAGTATCAACGTTGTCAGGTTCTTCGGTGTGCATGTAGGCTTCTACCTGCGACCAGCTTTCTGGTCTACGGGAGCCGCAAGGAACCCATAAAGTGACTTTTTCCATCCGCTAATCCGGGCAGATGATGCTTGCGGATAGGGATGTCGGTTTTGCGTCATTCGGTGAACGCAGCACGCACACCACCGAGTTCGGCCACGCGGTCGAAACCATGAACCCGCTAAAGCGCAGCCAGGGGTAACTCTGGTCAACGTTCACGTCAACCACGAAATTCTGGTTTGACCCCTGCCCGGCAGTGATCTGTGCGCCTGATGCGCCCGTGATGCGTGCATAGGTTGCACCTGAAGTGGCCGCCTGCCAAACGCCCCAGCCTGTCGAGACGTTAGCGGTATTACCTGAAGGCGTACCAAGCGAAAACACGAACGTCGCGCGATCCCATCCATAGGCGTTGACGCTGGTTACATCCAGTTTGGTAGAGGTGGTCGCTTGAGGCGGGCAAACGTTTTGCACCACCATGTAATCTGCAAATTTTTTGTTATGAGCCATTTTTGTTCTCCTTTTTTGTGAAGGGGGTATTGCTACCCCCGTTCATCATTGTGTCGATTAGGCGGTACCCTGAGCCATCTTGTAGAAGGCCTCGCTCTGGAGAACGTCGTATGCCCGGAAAATGTTGGCGAAGATGCCGACAAGTCCGTTTGCCATATACAGGTAAGGATTGCGCTGCACCAGCATGCCCGGTTTCTCAACCACCGCGAAGTAGTTAAAGTTGCCAAACAGCGTTGAGTACGATCCGCTGGTCATGGCGGCCATGTCATCGCTGACATAAGCCGGATAACCAAAGAAGTCAGCGCCCGCAGGGGTAGCGATGAAGTTGAAGTTTGAACCGGTCAACCCCTTCAGGTACCACTTGGTCGCGTTCTTCATCAGGAACCCGCACTCGCCCAGCACGTTGTACCCGTTGGTCAACGACCCGACCAGCCGAGCCAGTTCGGCGGCGGTCAGCGTGGTCGATGAACCAGCTGCGGTGGCGGCAGTAG